GCCCCGCCGCTCTGCTCCCTTCCGGCTCCCTGGCCGCCGGCCGCGACGCATCCAGTCCAGCGAGTAACGCATGTCATTCAACATGCTGGAGACGGTGCGAGCCTCGTCCTGGCCGTCCAGGTTCGACCGGTCGATAGATCGGCGATAACGGTCGAGGTGGCGGATACCGGCGGTGTACTGCTCGATCAGCTCGGTGATATTCACTTCTGGCTGACACCTCCCCACGGCGGCAAATGCTTGATCCGCTCATACGTCGCCCTCCGATACGCCCCGCGCGCCAGGTAATACCGGATGAATTCCGTCCGGATCGCCTCCTGGTGTCCGCGACACATCGGCACCAGTGCCCGGGTCGCGGTGGCACGTAAACCGCAGACGGGATAACAGCACTCGTTCAAAACCCACACCTCCCATCACGGCAATCCATCCCGAACGCCGTCACTTCATCCGCCAAGTGTTCGCCTACTGCGTCCACCGTGATCTCATACACGCCGTCCCACAGCTCGCGGATCTCCTCCGCCTTCGCCACCACGGCGGCCTTTTGCCGCGGTTGCAGGACAATATCCATGGCCTCCTGGTAGTGCTTCTCGGCCAGCTGGTACGCCCGGGTGTGCAGCTCGTCCATGGCCCTCCAAAAGTCCCGGTAGCCAAGCCTCCTCACACGCTGATAGAAGGCTCGCTTTTCCGCACGGCTCATGCCGTCCTCACCCTTTCCATGCGCACTTTCAGCGCATCGATCAACGCCTGCTGCGTCCGCGCCTTGCTCTCCAGGCGCTTCGCCACTTCCTCGTCCATCGAGTCCCGGACCATGAGGAAATGCTCGATCACCTTCTCCTCCTGCCCTTGCCGATGCAGCCGCTTCTGCGCCTGCTCGTACAGCTCCAGGCTCCACGGCAACGTGAACCAGCAGATGTGGTTTCCGCCTCGCTGAAGGTTGAGCCCGTAGGCCGTCGACGCCGGGTGCGCCAGGGCAACATGGATTTTCCGGGCGTTCCAATCCGCATAGTCCTGCGGCCCGCGCAGCTCCCGAACCTCCAGGCCTCGCATTTTCCGCAGCGCCCGCAGAATCCGATCCCGGTCATGCTGGAATCCGTAAAACACCAGCAGCGGTTTCCCTTGCAGGCTTTCCACCAGTTCCAAAAACGCCTCGATCTTTGCGTCATGGATCTCATGCACGTTTCGGTTCTCGTCGTACACGGCGCCGGCGCAAAACTGCAGCAGCTTGTTCGTCACCGCAGCCGCCTGGGCGGCAGTAATCGTCTCGCCGTCCAGCTCCAGCACCTGCTGCCGCTCGAACTGCCGGTACGCCTGCCGCGTCTTTGCGTCCAGCTCGATCGGGATCCGGTTCTGCACCAGCTCCGGCAGCTCAAGGTAGTCCTCGGCACGCATTGAAATGCAGATGTCTTCAATTGCGGCCTTGATCGCTTCCTCAGCGCCGATCTTAGACTCGTATTTGCTGAAATCGCCCATCGGGATGCGGTCGAAGAAGCGAGTCCGAAACTGTTCAAATCGCGAATAAAGCCGCTGTCCCTGATCCAACAGGTAAACTTGCGCCCATAGATCCAAGAGACCATTCGGCGCCGGCGTACCGGTGAGGCCCAGCACTCGCTGGATCTTTGGCCGGATCCGCTTCATTGCTTTAAACCTGTTGGAGCTCGGATTTTTGAAGCTGCTCAGCTCATCCAGCACTACCATGTCGAACGGCCACGCTTGCCGATAATGGTCAACCAGCCACTGCACATTGTCGCGGCTGATCACGTACACATCCGCCGGCGTCGCCAACGCCCGCAGCCGCTGCCGCTCCGTCCCCAACACTGTCTGCACCCGCAGCAGCCGCAGATGTTCCCAGCGCGCCGCCTCATCCGTCCAGGTCGCCTCGGCCACCTTCTTCGGCGCGACAACCAGCGTCTTGCGAACGGTAAATCGGTTGTACATGAGGTCGTTGACGCCGGTCAGCGTGATCACCGTCTTCCCGAGGCCCATGTCGAGGAAGAGCCCCAGGATCGGATCGGTCACAACGCGATGGATGCAATATCGCTGGTACGGATGCGGCTTGAAGATCTCCCGCGGCGTCGCCGGCGCCTGCAGCAATGCCCTCATGCCATCAGCCTCCTGTCAGCTCCCGGATCAGCTCGTCCACGCCTTCGCGGCTGTCGATCACCCGCACGTCGCAGCCCAGCGCGCGCAGGCGTCCCTGCTGAACCAGCTGCAGCTGCGTCGGCTTCCGGCCCGACGCCTTCAGCTCGACAAATACCACCCGGCCGCCAGGCGCGATCACGATCCGGTCCGGCACGCCGCTGTTCCCAGGGCTTGTCCACTTCGGCGCCCAGCCGCCGACTTCCCGCACCCGGTCCCGAAGATAGATCTCGATGCTACGTTCGCGCATATGGTCAAGCCTCCTGCGATTCCAGTTCTCGTAAAACATCATCAACGATCAACGTCATTACCGTTCGGATTCTTGCTTCCCGGCCGCGCATCATTCGCACTGCAAGGACCGGGCCGAGTTTTCTTTCAAGTTTCAGCCGAAACACCGTACCTTGCCGGCTATCCCAAAATCGCAAGAATTCTCTCGTTGCCCGATTCCTGGGATTCGGTTTCCTGCCACCCCTCGGATGCAGCACTTGATTTTGAATCAAACCTTGCCGAATTTGTTCCATAAGCTCCGGATCGTTTTTGATAAATTCGTACAGTTCCGGCCCTGTCATTCCGACAAACCTCCTCAAACCGCCAGCGTCAACAATGTTACGTATATATAACGCGGGAATCGTAATTAGGCGTATTAGGCGGGTATATACCTCTCTAACGTCTCAAATCTATCTATTTCGTCTTTCTCCCTGTTGTATTGTTGACATTGTTGACATTGTAAAAATCCTTATATATCAAGGGATTTCGGGTTTCGGACTGTCAACAACGTCAACATTCCCAGATTTTAGGTAATGTTGACAACTTGCCGAGAATGTTGACGTTTTTCGGTCTAGTTGTTGACAGTCTGCTTTCGGATAAATCCCCTCTGACTGCCGTAGTTGGCGCCCATTCGGATGACACCTGATCGCTCCCAACCTGGCAGTCTGCTCAGGATGTTGTTGATTCGCGTGGCGTCCGCCTTTGATGCCGTTCGCCTTTCACCCAGGCACTCCCGCCAGATCTCGGCTGCGCATACCCGGTCGCGTTTCACCAATGGGCCGTCATACTGCATTCCACCGCCCCAATAGATCATCCGCCGGTCGAGATCCCATTTCAACCAATCAGCCGGCACAGGCCGTTCCAGAAACTCCTCGATAATACCCTCCAGCGGATCCCGGACCATGTGCTCCTGCCGGCGTCGTTCTGCCTCGGCCTCCAGCTCTGGTGACAGATACAGCGACTCGCCTTCCCGCCATCGGACGACGGCCTCCGCCCATATCTGGTCAACCTCGTATTCGGTGAGGTCCCGAAATACGTTTTTGGTTGCATGCTCCGGCCGTGCATCGACTGGCCAGAACCGGCGGTTTCCCGTTGGGTCATGCAGATATTCGTGGTCATTTGTGGTGCCGAAAAACACGGCCCGGCGGATCTGGTTCTTCACGTTTCGGCCGTAAGCTTCCCGGTACTGGTCGTCTTCTTTGCTCAGGAACTGTTTGATCCGGTTGATGTCAGCGCGGTTAAATGCCTGCAGCTCCGCGATCTCGACGATCCATTTCCCTTGAATGAGCTCCTCGGCCTCCTTGCCTTCGAAGGACTTGATGCTGTCGGTAAACCACTCTTTACCCAGGCGCCGGAACAAGGTAGACTTGCCGATTCCTTGTTTCTGGCTGTACAAGACCGTCATATAGTCGAACTTCACTTTACCGATCACCGCCCGGGCGACGGCCGCGACGAGAGCTTTCCGGGCAACCGCGCGAACGTATGCGCAGTCTTCCGCGCCGAAGTAGTCGATGTAGATGGTGTCGAGCCGCGGGATGCCGTCCCAGGTAAGGCTGTTTAGGTACTCAGCGACCGGGTTGATCGCATTCGCTTCGGCGATCTCAGAGAGAGCCATCCGCAGTGGGCGCTCCGAACTGAAGCCGAGCACGCGGTCGACATAAATGGCGAGGCCGAAGTCATCTGAGTCGTCCCAGACGAATGTTCCGGTCGTTTTGGCTCGTTTCGCCCACGGCAGTGGCCCGCGGCCCATGATGCGCTCTGCGAACGTGTCGCGGTAGATGCGGCCGGCGATCGCCGGGTCGTGGCGGAGCAGGGTCAGGATGTTGTATGGCGTCTTCGCTGGCCGGCCGGTCGTAGGGCTGAGCTCGAGAAGTTTGATCCAGTCCTGGGCCTCCGCCGGCTGCTCGCCGGCCGGCTGCATCGAGCTTTGGAAAACCTCGACAGCACGCTCGTACCGTTCCTGCTGCATGATCGCAGCGACGCCAGCGTCTTGGAGAGCGAATGCCACCATGGCGGTGTATGACGGCAGCCGGTTCGTCGGCGTGTCCGGCAGCGCATCGTCGTCCAGGTCGCCGAACTTGTGCAGGCGCACTAGATCAAAGGCATTGACGAGGCGTCCACTGCACGGGTCTGTGGCGTGGTGGGAATAGAGGAAATTCCCGTCGTCATACACCACGGCGCCGCCGGTCGTGCTGCCGGCCGTGTACGTGTAGCGCCCTGGCGGCACGCTGTCGTCCGCCGGCTCGTAGACGCCTGGCAGAAACTTTTCGATCGCGGCGTGGATGTCGTACAGGCGGCAGAACGCCCCGACGACGCCCGGCTTGGCCAGCGGATCACCTTGTTTTGCGGCGAGGCGCACATGCTTTTTCTCGTCCCCCGGGATCTGCGGCCAGCTCGTCCAGTCGCGCCAGTCCGCATAGAGCGCCAGCATGCCGTCAGCGGACAGAAACGGTTTGTCTCCGTAGCAGTAGACGTACTCGCCGTCTGAGCAGCAGCTTGGCCAGTACATGAGGCGCACGAGCTCAAACGTGGTCGGGTCGCACATTGAAATCCCGATCATTTCGGCGAGTTTTCGCGCGATCGGCTCGTACTCATCCGGGGTCATTGTGCGGTCGGTCGGAACGATAATGCGCAGCCGCGGCCGGTCCGGAGAGTGCTTGCGGGTGCTGTAGACCACGTAGGCGCACCCCAGACCATCGATCCGGCGCAGTACGTCGTCGGTCATGAACGGTGGAATGTTGTCCATGTCCAGCGTGATGAGGTCCCGGCCAACGACAGCTACGTTTTTGCGGCGGGGGCCGGAGAGTCCGCCGCCCACGAACCCGCCTATGTCTTTGAGGTCGTCCTGGCGGGACTTCGGCAGTTTCAGGAATTCGGCGAGCGTTTCCGTCCCCCGCACGGCCACGCGCAGGCGCTCAATGAGCTCGGACCAGTAGATTTTCTGTGATTGCCAGCTCGTCGATTTCCGGTGTCCCCCGACGGAGATGGTGAGTTGTCGGTCGTATTGAAGAGGCATGGTGACACCTCACGATACCAGATCAAGTAACCCCCGGAGCTTTTCTGCTGTGCGCCGGAGCTCGTGTTTGTCGGCGACGTTGATGTGGCGTTTGTTTGAAATTGCAATCAAGTTGTCCGGTTTTCTTTCAAGCTCCCGGATCGCGGCATGCAGTTCGTCCAGCTCGCGCTCGTAACTGGCCAAGTCTGAATCTGCCCTGGCTGCTTCCCGGGTCGCTTTTTCTGCGAGTTTCTCCACCAGTTCTGCAGCTTCATGGTTCACATACTCGCGGATAAATCGCACCAGGTCGTCTGAGTTTCGGATGATGTGGTAGTATCCTCCGTACCAAAAGCCTCCTTTGATTTCGAACGCTTCCATGATTTGTCATCCTCCCTTTTTCTCTTCATCTCTTTTTGCACTTCCCGGACCCACTCTTTTGCATCCAGGGGTGGTTTCAGATCGTAGCCAATCACACAGATAAGTCCGTAGCTTCTGCCGAGCGCGTCCCGCGCTTCCTTTTCCGGATAATCTGCAAGACCGTATCCGTACTCCCGCGCCAAGCGCATAGCTCCTTCACGGCCGGCATAGAGGCCGTCCGGGTTGTTTGCCAATTGGATGCCCAGCGCCTGACCAAGCTCACGGGTGTATTCGATGGCGGAGATCATGCCGATCTCTCCTCGTTGCCGGCCATTTTGATCAGCCGATCAATGTACCACCGGGCCTTCTTCAGGTCTTCCACGCCGCCCTTGCGGTGCCAGCGCCACAGGTACTTGATCGCGTCCCCCGTGCAATACGCGGCGCCGCCGGTGAGCCCCACCGTTGCCGATTCAATCGCGTCGATGCATTCCACCTTGCCTGCAGTGTAGTGCGCGGGGTGGCTCACCGGGTCATGGTCGGCCTGCCCCGGGGCGGAGTCATCGACGGCCTTTTCGATAGTCGAAAGGAGCACGGCGCGCTCGGCGTCCAGCTCCGCCTCGAGGCGGTTGACGGTTTCCTCCAGTTCCCTGATCCGGGCCGTTTTCTCAGCGAGCAGCTGGTCTAGTTCAGCGATGATTGCGTCTGGATGCGGTTCCGGATGCCGTTCCTGCTGCGGTTCCTGTTGCGGCTCTGGTTGCGGCTCCGGTTGCAGTTGCAGGGAAAACATTTTTTCCGCGGTTTCCCTATACAGGTCCCTCACTTCATTTTTCAGTCGTGCGAGTTCTTTGGTCTCATCTTCCATCTCCCGGATACCCCATTCTTTCAGGAGCCGGTAGAACTTGTGTTGGGTGGTCGGAAAGTACTTCCTCATGATCTCGGTGCGGTTTTTCCCCTCGAGCCGCAGCCGCAGGTATTCTTCCTTGGTGAGCTCCGCCATGGCGGATTCCTCCTTTTTTGTCTTTCTGGGAAACATGAACGGTTTTTCCCGCTTCACCGGGTCATTAAGATGCTGCAGATACTCTTTCAGCTCCTCCGGGCTCAGCCGGTACGTGATCACCGGCCCGCTTCCTTTCGATCGGAGCTCGACGTCTCGCTTCGGCACGGGTGTGCCGCACATTCCGGATGGCCGATTGGGCAACATGTCGCCCACCTCAATCCTTCATGTAGAAATCACTGATAAATCCCGCTGCATCTAGTGGCAACCCGGGCGCCCAAGGAATCGGCTCTCGCATGATGGCCAGCATCTCCTCCAGCCGGTCGCCCTCCACTTCGGCCACGATCTCGTCGTGCACGTGCATGACGATCTCGAAGCCCGCGGCGTCGAGCTTCACCATCGCGTTGGCCAGGCAGTCCCGGGAAATAGCCTGTACGACGTTCTCGGTGAGCTTTCCACCGTAAGTGGAGAGCACCGTCCATTTCCCGCCCTCGAGGCCATAGTAGTGCACCGCCGGGCGGCCGAATTGGTTCTCGACGATATGCGGCCGTGGGTAGTAGAGCTTTCGACCGCTGGGCAGCCGGATCGTCATGAAGTCCTGCCCGGTGCGGGCATCCATCTCCCGGGCGATCACCAACCCGCGGAGGCCGACAGCTTCACCGGTCTGGACGGCGTGCAGCGCAGCGGCTTCGATGCTGCGCCAAAACTGCACGATAGCACGGTTCGCATTGCGCCAGCGCTCGACGATCTCGGGCAGCTCGTCCTCGGATAGGCCCATGTCCAGCGCGCCCATACTAATCAGCGCGCCGACGCCGCCCTGGTAGCCGAGCGCGAGCTCGGCGATTTTGCCCTTCTGCCGGAGTTCGGAACCTTTTGTGATCTGTTCGATTGGCACGCCGAACATCTGCGACGCTGACGCTTCGTAGATCTTTCCATGCGTCCGGAACACGTCCAGCCGCCACTGTTCGCCGGCTAGCCAGGCGAGCACGCGGGCCTCGATGGAGGAAAAATCGGCGACATGGAGCTTTGCCCCGGGACGGGCGATCAGCGCTGTGCGGATGAGTTGCGAGAGTGTGTCCGACAGGCTACCGAAACACAAACGAAGTCCATCGGCATTACCAGATAGCGCCAGCTGCCGGGCAAAGGCGAGAAATTCAGCCTCCCGCTTGGAATCAAGCACGTCCAGATGGCTCTTGGGCAGGTTTTGCACCTGTACCAGTCGGCCGGCCCATCGGCCCGTCCGGTTCGCTCCGTAGAACTGCAGCAACCCTCTGATCCGATCGTCGTCGCAGATCGTTTCGCGCATCGCGGCGTACTTTTTGGTGCTGCTCTTCGATAGCTCCTGCCGTATCTCCAGCACCCGCCGGGCCTTCCCCGGCTCGAGCCGGTCGATCATTTTCGCAACGGTACCTTTCCGCAGGTCGGCTACTTCCTCGCCAGTCTCCTCCTCGAGCCACTTCGTCAGTTGCTGGACGGACTTCGGATTTTCAATTCCGGTCAGCTGCACGGCCTCAGCGATGAGTGCGGCCGTTTCCGCTTCGTGCATTCGGATCGCCGAATCTACGAGCTGCCGGTCACATTCCACACCACGCTCGTTGATCACCATGTCGAGCCGCCACAGTTGCCATTCCTGCTCCGGCATCGGAAAGGCATCGAGCTTCTCGGCGATCGCCATCTCAGCCATCACGTCGCCGGCGCAATACTGCTTGAAAAGCTCCCATTTATCCGGCTCGTGGTGCGGCAGCGTGCGCGTCCGGCCCCCGTTGGCTTTCGTCGGCTGGCACGGCACACAGAACGTCCGAATCAGCGCGCCGCCGACGGACATCTTCCGCTTGTCCTGCGGCAGGCCCAGCGCCTCGCCGGCCGCCGCCAGGCTTCCGGGATAGCCGCAATAATAGGCGTGGACCATGCTGCATTTCCATTGATTGATCCATCCGCGCAGCATACTGGGTGGTAAGTTGAAATGCCGACCCAATGCGTACCACTCAAACGCTGCATTCCATGCGCGCTTTTCAACCTTCTCATCAAACAGCGCGAACAAAATGTGATCCGGTATCTTTTCGCCCTGTGCAAGATCGAGCACCTGAACCGGCTCGCCATCGAGACTGTACGCGAACAGCAGCACCTGGAAATCAGGGGCCTGTACGTAGCGGTACAGGCCCGATTTCTTGATGTCGATGCTGGAGTACGTCTCGATGTCCACTGATAACCGGCTCATATGCCGTAGATGCCGCCACCCAGCGGCTGCCCGGTGATGGGATCAATTTGCTGAGGCGCGGCTTGCGTCGCCGGCTGACCGTATCCGACCGGCGGTTGCGGCGCTGCCGGCGCAGGAGCGGCACCAAACGCATCGGCTGCTGTCACGCGGCCGCCCAGCGGCTCGCCGTCGCGGAGGATCTGCACCGGACCGAGACCTGCAGCGATGCCGCGGTTGCCGGACTGCGAGTACGCAAAGAAATTGACATGCACTCGACCGTAGACACCGGAATACACCTTCGACTGGTCGATGATCGGGTTGAGATTGGCGTCCACGATCTCCGGCCGCTGTTTCGACGACGCTGTGAATACCCAATGCCCGCGGCATTCCGGCCCAAACGGCTCGCCGCTTGGACGAACGCCGTCACCATCATGAATTGTGTGCTTGAGCGGCGGCCGCGCGCCGTTCCACTTTTCGACGACGCCCTTTTCATACGCCGCCTGGATCGCCTGCTGGATGCGCTGATACGTCGCCGTGTCGCTCTTCGGCAGCAGGATCGTCACGCTGTACTTCGGTTCTCCGCCCTGTTGCGCTGCACGCGGCTGGAACAGATTGACGTAGCTCAGACGCACTTCACCCGTTACGACACTCGTTTGACTCATTGACTGATCGACTCCTTATCATGTGATTTATTGGGCATCAGCGAAAACCGCTGCTGCTTTTGAATAGGCAGGACGCTTGTCCTCTACCGGCGCCAGCGTCGGCTTGCCGGGCTCTTTTACCACGTAGCCGGGCTCCTCCAGGAGCTTCCGGTATTGCTCCTTGCCGAGTGCCTTCTCCAGCTGTGCCGGCGTGAGCGGCCTGCGCTCGTACAGGATCGCCTCGTCGATGCCGGCGGCTTTAAGCGCTTCAAACGCCCGGTCAATATCGGCATACTGCCGCGAGCCGCGACCCTCGACTGCCTTCCAGCCTGGCACCTCACCGCCATCGAGGATGTGCGTCAGTGCCAGCTCTTTCAAATCGTTGTACCAGGACACGATCCCCTCGGCCTTCCGGAGCACTTCACCAACCTCGTCCCAGCCGATGATTGGCGGCACGGCGGGCATCAGCTCAGCGGCGCTGAAATATTGTTCGATCCTCGCCCGGCAGCGCTCTTTCGCTCGGCAGAACTCACAGTGCGGGCCGACGACAAATGCGCCCTCGCCGGCAAAGGCCTTCTGAGCGATCGGTGCGATCTCTGCTGCCCAGGCTTCCAGCTCTTCGACCGTGATTTCCTCTTCCTGCGGCTCGTCGTATACTCGCGGCTGGATGATCGCCATGCGGATGCGCCGGACCGGGAAGATCCCGGCGACGGCTTTCAGGGCACCTATAGCGTAGAGGCGCATTTGCTCGTTGCCCTGAACGGAAACCGGCTTGCCCTGGCCGGTTTTCAGGTCAGCGATGACGAGCAGATCATCGCCTACCGCAATGAAGTCCGCCGTGCCGAATCCCTCCGGCGCCACGTGCGAGTAGTCGACCCGCGTTTCGATCATCACGTATGGACGCGAGCCGAACAGCATTTCAACCGATTTGCAATAGTCAACGAAGGTGTCGACGATCTTTTCCAGCTCGGGCGTGTAGAGTTCGTTCTGCCGGAACTTTCGCATAATGCCGGCGAATTTCTGCGGTCCAATCGGCTCGATGAAGTGCTTTCGGAGCTTCGCCTCCGCCATTTCGTGGGCCAGGCGGCCGGAGTCGGCGTAGGATGAAGGCCGCTCCGGCAGCGTTTCCTCGAGCCTGGCCGATGGCGTGCAGCGCAGCCAGCGGTGCGCAGAGCTGGCGGAGAGGAGCGCGTGCTGGCGCTCCGCGTGAGAACCGACAGTCATATCTTCGCGCCCCTCTGCCGCAGCACGGCCGCGTACTCACCGTAGCGCTCTTTCGGCAGCTGGTTCAGCGCCGTGATGCCGAACTGCTGGAAGATTTCGAAGATGTTATGCCCAGCTTGTTGCAGCTGCATGGTTGCGACCGCCAGCTGGTTGAAATCGTATTGCGGCACCGACGTGGGTGCGGTCGGCGGAGTTGTCGGCGCAGCCGTCGGTGCGGAGGTCGGAGCAGTTGGAGCTGCCGAGCTGGCCGGCTGAGTGACCGGCGCCGCCGAGTTGGACGGCTGAGCAGCCGGTGCCGCTGTGGGGGCTGTCGGAGCAGCGGATTGCGGCGCAGAAATCTGCGGCACGCTGACCGGAGCGGCCACCGGCGCCGCCGCAGGAGCCGTTTGAGCCGGCGCCGGAGCGACCTGGTCAGCCGGCTGCTCCGCCGATGCGACCGGAGCGCCAGCCTCCTCCACCGTCGAAACTTCGGCGTCCGTGATCTTCTCCGGCGGCAGCCGGAAAATCGCGTAAGCGAGGTCTTGCACCAGCTGCTTTGCCTCCACGGCGTTGTTCGCGGTGATGGTGATCGATATTGGCATTTTAGAGATGAAACCTCCTTGAAAACGTGCTATAATAATTGAAAAGTGGTTTCTTTGTGCGGCCGTCATTGGGCGGCTTTTCTTTCTTTAAGCCACGATTGGATCTTTTCTAGCGACACTTCCCACCGGTCTTTCCATCGCGTGACGAATTGCCGCTTGAATTCCTGATAGATACCCGGATGAGGATTGTCGTCACCAGTTACGTCCGCGATGATTGATCGCGCCAAATCTGTCGGACCCGACCCGCTATAGCCCCACTCAAAACCGCTCGGCGAATGGAGGACCAGATGCCGCAGCGGTTCTTGCCGGCCGTTCCGGATCCGCACGACCTTGATCTCGCCGTTTTCCCCGCGGGCGCCGGCGTAGCCGTCGGTAATGGTCGGGGTGATGACGATCGAGTCGTCGGCGTTACGCTGTTCCCGGGCCCTCTCGCCTTGGATCTTCCGCCA